CGATTATCGCTCTTTTGAAGCCGAGCAGAATCGCCGGGCGTTCGCTAAACACTAGCGAAAGAAGGCAGAGAACCTAAGTGGCAAACAATTTCGCGACAACCAACTGGGTCTCGATGAAGATCCTCTGGTTCTTCAAGAACAGCTATGAAGTTGCCGCCAACTTCAATAGCGATTGGGAATCGGAGTTCACGGGAAAGTCCTTCCCCATCGGGTCCTCGCAGCAGATCAAGTACCCGCAGCGCTGGCTCGTGACCGATGGCCTGGCCTATCAGGAACAGGGCATCTCGCGGCTGGTGACCACCGTCAACCTGGACAAGATCAAGGGCGTGCATTTCGGCTGGGACTCTTACGAGCGCCTGGTCAAGATGGAACGCTCGGAGAAGGAACTCGAAGAGTCCTATCTCTACCCCGCCGGACAGGCTCTGGCCCAGAAAATCGATTCCGACGCCGCCGCCTGGGCCGCGCTTTACTGCGCGAACGTGGTGGGGCAGCTGGGAACCGATGCCACCACCATCGACTTCGCGCTGGCCGCCGAACAGGTGCTGTTCGCCTACTCGGTGCCCATGGACGGAGACCGCTATCTCTGCATGACTCCGCAGCTGATGCGCTCCTACGTGAAGAACAACGTCACCCAGTTCAACCCGCAGAAGTCGATCTCTGACATGTACCGCAAGGGCGTGCAGGGCGATGCGGCAGGCTGGAAGTGGGTGCGGTCGAACTCGCTCTATCGCATGACCGCTGGCACCGCGGCTTCTCACTCGGTGACGGTAGTAGGCGCGGGGCAATCCGGCGGATCGCTCCTCATCACCGGCACGGCGAACGATGTCATCAACCCCGGCGACCGCTTCAACGTGGCCGCGGTGAATGCCGTCAACCAGAACACTCGGGTGTCGAACGGCTTGGGTCTGAAGCAGTTCGTCTACGTCGGCGCGGTACCTTTCACGCTGACCGGCGGCAATGACACCATCGCCATCAATCCGGCGATCTTCGGGCCTGGCTCGCAGTACCAGAACGTCGATGCGCTTCCGGCGAACGCCGCGGCGCTGACTTTCTGGCCCGGCACCACCAATCCCTCGGGCCTGACCGGCACCATCTCGCTCGGCCTCTCCAACCGCGCTTTCGCCAAGGCTTTCGGCAAGTTTGAAAACCCCGAAGCCGTGGAAAAAGCGGAGCGGGCGGAAGACCCCGAGACCGGCGCATCGGTGGCATTCGTGCGCGCCTGGGATCAATACAACCGCAAGATGACCAACCGTTTCGACATGTGCTACGGGTTCGGCAATCTGAACTCCGACACCGCAGCCGTGGCCGTGGCGGGCAGCTAGAAAAGGAGATTCCGGCTCAGCTGGTTTTTTGATTCCAGTCCCGGAGTACACCATCATGAAAACGACAATCTCCATCGCAGCTTCACTCCTGGTGGTTCTGCTTTCGCCCTTCGCGGGCGCGCAGACCATCCTGCCTACCACCACGCTTTCGAGTTCGATCACTTCCGCGGGCGGTTCGGTGATTCAGGTGGCTTCGGCCACCGGGATTTCCGCACCCACGCCGAATTCCGGCAACGTAGCCGGGATCGCCACCTCGAACGCCACCACGTTTCTCTATGTCGATCGGGAATTGATGCAGGTGGCCGGAGTCTCGGGCACCACCATCCTCGTGATCCGCGCCCAGGGTTCGACGGCCGGAGCGCCCCATGCTTCCGGCGCTATCGTCTTCGTCATCCCCCTGAGCGCCCAGATCCTGTGGAGCGGCGGGGCCTATGGCTATCCTCCGGCCGTGCCGGAAGGCTCCTGCACCCGTTCGAGCGAACTCTATCTGCCGAGAATCCAGTTCATCTCGGGGATCGTGTCCGATTGCTTGGGCGGGCAGTGGGTTTCTGGCGATGCGCTACAGACCACACGCTCGCTGCCGCCGTTCCTCGCCCCGCCGATCGGCGCCACCTTGCAGACGGCGATCGACACCTCGGGCAACGCGGCCGGGGCCTCGACCGAGCAGTACTGCACCGAGATTTACTTGCCTTACAGCAAGCTTCTGACCGGTCTGGCACCGCTGAACGGCACCACGGTGGGCACTAATAAGTGGATCACCATCCTCTACGACAGCACCGGCAACGTGCTTGCCAACACAGCTGTCGCGGGAACGCTCACCTCGGGTGCTTCCACCTACCAGCAGATCGCCTTTACCTCGCCTTACTACGCAGTGGGACCGGCGACGTACTACGGCTGCCTGCAGGCTAATGGGACCACCGACACCTACCGGCGCGTAAACACGGCCGGGAACCAGGGACTGTTTGCCGGCAAACTCACCGGCGGGACCTTTGGGACGGTGCCGAACCCCATCACCGTGCCGGCGACGTTCACCACGGCGCTGGGTCCGTACTTCGAGCTGTACTAGCTTCTCTCTCATGACGGACGCGCCTTCTCGTCCTCTCTCGGGCGCGTCCGCTTTTTCACTCAATTCGATTTCAGGAGAAACAGTCATGCGTATCGCAGAAATCCCCGGTTCTTCTTTTACTCCAGCAGCGGGCGAAGAAGAACGCATTAAGCAAGCCCTCGAAGCTCTTGCGAAAGATCCTCATGCTCCGCGCGAGATCTCGATCAAGATCAACCTACACGTGCACCGCGAATATCCCAAGCATGTGCCCGCCGGGAAAGACAAAGACGGCAACCCGTTCTCGGTCATCGTGAACAACGAAGCCGAAGAGAAGGCGCTTCTCGCAAAGCCTGAAGAGTCCGGCGAAGTCGAAGACTAACCGCTCTCGCTTCGCCTCGGGCGTTCTCTCCCCCACAACTTTTCTTTTTCAGGAGAACCGTTATGAGCCCTTTCGCCATTGACGAATCCCGGATGCAGTCGGCGCCGGGCAGCGGGATGCAGCTGGTCTCGCTCGATCCCTCAAAGCCCCCGGTGAAACAGATTCCCCACATGGAATTTCCCCGGGTCGTCTACAAACACCCCAAGGAACCCTTCAAGATCGTGGTCCACCGCAACCAGAACCACGAGATTGTCGAAGAAGAACGCATCCCCGCCGAGCACCTCACGAAAACGGTGAATGATGCGAAGGAGCTGGCTGCCGCGCTCAAGGACGGCTGGGTGAAAGAGCCCTACCTTCCCCAGGCTCCGGAAGATCCCAACGCCTCGCTCTACGACGAACCCGAAGCCGAGAAGTAAATGCCGCAAGCCTTCACCGCCGGCAACTGGTCGGTTTCGGTCAAGCCGATCGACCTGATCTCCGCCGCCCTGCAGGAGATCTCGGTCATCGACCCCAACGAGCCGCTGAGCGCGCGAGATGCCGCCTGGGGCCTCGAAAAGCTGCAGCGCATCATCGATCAGTGGAACGCCAAGCGGGAGATGATCTACGCCATCTCCTTTTCGCTGTTCAATCTGATCGCAAACCATTCTCCGCACACCATCGGGCCGCTGGGCGACTTCAATATCCCGCAGCGCCCGGTGCGTATGGAGAGCGCCAGCTTCATCCTGAATCCGAACTCGAATAATCCCATCGATGCCCCGCTGATCCGGATTCGGGATGCCGACTGGTGGGCGGCGAACCCGCTGAAGCAGCTCTCGACTTCGATCGTCACCGACCTCTACTACTCCCCTAACATTCCGCTGGGCCAGTGCTTTTTTTATCCCATCTGCAACATCGCGAATCCGGTGCGGCTGGAGTACTGGACCGGGATCTCGCAGGCCATCAACCTGGCGACCGGCCTCGCCCTGCCAACCGCGTACTGGGACGCGCTGGTGCTTTCGCTCGCGAAGTCGCTGGCGCCCTCGTTTGAAAAGTCGCTCTCGGCAGAATTCCGCGACAACTACTACGAAGCCATGAAGGCGGTGCTCGACAACAATGATGCCCCGCCACGCATTGATACCAACTCAGGCGGGATGCCGGGCTCCGCCAGCACCGGACGGCCGGATTTCGACTTTCTCACAGGGATGCGCGAATGAAGCGCCTTTTATTTCTTCTCGTCCTGCTCTCGGCGCTGGGTTTCGCGCAGACCTCAAACCCCGGCGTGCGTTTTGGCGACGGCGAACCCGCCTGGCAAGCCCAGTCCGTCACCGGCTATACCCCGCTGTTCACCGCGGTGCAGGGGAACGCGACCATCAACTTCTGCAATTACCCGGCCAACGGTTCGCCCTGCACCAACCTGGCGCAAACCTTCAGCGACGCCTCGATGAGCAACGCCTGCCCGCTGAATCAGCAGGTAGTGCTGAACGGCACCACCAGCTGCGTTTCAACCACCGACAGCGCCGGCCGCTGGGGAGTGTGGGCTCCGGCCGGACAATACGCTTACACCATCACCTGGAACGGATCGTCTTTTGGACCATTCTTCGCCACGCTCGGGGGATCGTCCGGCGGTGGCTCGGTCATCGTGCCCGGCGCGATCAACGACATCCTCAGCTCGAATGGAGCTAGCGGCTTCCAGGTAGACAGCGGAATCTTCTATTACGATCCGACCGGCCACGTCCTGCACTCCTACGGCTACCAGTCGGACTCGACTCTCCCGTTTCTCTTGACCATGCTGCCGAACGCCTCGCCCTGCACCGCCGGGCCGACCGGCAAGACGCAACTCTGCGCCGGACCAGGATCGGCGCTTTTCTCCAGCTATGGAGGCGATGGCCCGTTCCAGAATTCGCGCTGGGGCAACATCGGCACCGCCCTGCAGCTGCCCGCTTCCTCGTTTTATCCGCTCGATGCGAATTCTGCCTTGCCTCTGGGCATGCTGGGCGATGTCTGTCTGGTGCGAGTGGCGGCGGGGGTGATGGGCGTCATCAACTGTGCCAGCTTGTCGTCTCCCAGCAAGCTAATCGCGGCTTATGAGTGCTACACCTCAAACTGCCGCTATGGCGGAGTCAACTGGAATGCCAGCGCGGGCGCAGTGCAGTTTTTCGGCGGCAAGAGTGGCTCTGCCAACTATCCGCAGATGCAGTTCTGTCCCTTCGACACCACGCCCTGCGATGGCTGGGGCATTCTCGGGGGCGCATCCGCTTCCGTTGGCGGAGCGATCTTCCCGCTCTCAGGGAACCTGAACCCCGATATCGGCTCGCCTTCTCAGGGACAAGTCCGAAACATCTTCCAGCAAGGCGCCCTGGTCGAATCCGGGCAATACGCTCTCAGCTGCACCAACGATGCCACCGGAACGCAGATCGGCCTGATCGCCAAGCGCGGCGCCACCACCGACGCCAACGGCAATCTGGAATGCGAAATCTCCACCACTTCCGATACCACGGGCTTAGTCGGAGTAGTCGTCGGAGAATCGAGCGGCGGCACTTGCGGACAGGGCTCGAACTGCACGACAGGCGTGGCTTACGTGGCCTTTCGTGGGCATTACGCAGCCACCTTCGACGGAACCACTACTCTGAAGCACTGGGCGATCGCTTCCACCTCGACCGCGGCCAACTTCAGCGATTCAGGCATCGCCTGCGCCAACACGCCCCCCGGCGGCGTCGATCTACTGGGCTGCATTGCGGCCTCCAACACCGGGGCGGGCACCTATGAGATCGATTTGAACGTGATTCCGGCGCGCAACCTTATCGCCTCCTGCGGCACCACCACCACTTGCGCCGGGGCGACGGTTTCCGGATTCAAGGAGTATTACGGGCGGGTCGCGCTTTCTTCCGGCAGTCCTTCGACTGCGGTCATTACGGCGCTGGGATTCACCTCATCGAGCACCTATCAGTGCGTGGCGACCAATTCCACCACCGCCGCGAACGGGATCAAGGTGACTTACTCCTCGGGATCGAGCGCGACCTTCACCGGCCCCAACACGGTGACCGATTCGGTGTCCTACGACTGTAAGGGCAACTAAATCGCTTGCGTAAAATCCTGCCATTGCTGTGCCTGCTGGGCTCGCTGGCCTTTGGGCAGTCGTTTTCCACCTCGGGGCAGTTCTCGACCGAGGGCCAATTTATCGCGCCCGACCAGGGCCAGCCCCCGAGCATCCTGCCCGCCATCGGCTTCGGGATTCACGTCCACACCCCCACCACCATCACCCCGACGTTTCCCTTCGACGCTTACCGCATCTGGGGAACCTCGTGCGAGTGGAACACCATCGAAACCGCAGCCGGCACCTTCAACTGGTCCTGCCTCGATCAGTGGATCGGCTTCGCCAACTCAGCCAACGGCGGCGCCGGCGCAGACCTGATTTTTACCATTGGCCAGCTGCCGCTTTTCCTTTCGACCATCAATCCCGATGCCGGCAACAGCCCTTTCCCGGCAGCGAATAACGGCATCACCATTGCCTGCTCGGGCGGAGCTTGCACCGCTTCAGTGACTACGCTGCAACGGCTGAATGCCGCGATAGGCGACAGCCTGGTGATCGCCGGAGATGACAGTTCGTGCCCGGAATCGCTGGTCGCGACTGGCGGCGCTACTTCCGTAGGGAATCAAACCGATTATCCCTGGGTGTACTCGTTTCCCATTGCGGCAGGCTCGACTGATTCTTCAGGATGCGGGGGATCGGCTATCACTCTGACAGACGCCAGTCTGCACGCCACGCGCTGCAACGGCACCGGCTTTCCGCCCGGCGGACAAGGCGGGGGATGCTATTCCCCGGCGGATGTGAACGTCGATGGCACCGGCAGTGACTGCGAATTCAACACCAACTCGGGAGCCTGCAGCGGACACTCCGGCTTCCTGGTCGCGCTGCTGAACCATCTCGCCGCAAACGATCCGAATCACCGTTTCAAGTATCTCGAAATGTGGAACGAGCCCCAGGGCGGAGGATTTTTCAACGGTTCGATCGCGCAGATGGCGCGGATGCAGAAAGATGCCTACACCTTAATTCAGTCGTCCTCGCGCTCCGATATCGTGCTCAGCTCGCCCGCGCCTTCCGGCGGACTGACTTCCCCGGCAACTTATCTGGGGCAGTTCTGCGCCGATCCCTCGCAGCCCGCGCAATATGTGAAGCAGTGGGACGTTCACACCTACAACTATCCCGCCGGGGCGCAGGCTCCCGATCCCCACGATGCCGTCACCATTCTGACCAATGTCAAGAACGTGCTGGCCACCTGCCCGCTGGCTTCCTCCGGCAGCCTGCAAAATATCTGGGCGTCCGAGGGCAGTTGGGGACAGGGACAATGGGCGCTAAACGGCCCGCTGGGACCAAACACCGGCACAACCGTAGCAGCGGACAAGGCGAGCTGGGTCTTTAATTCCTATTTATTTCATCAGTGCGGCGGAGCCAGGCGGTTCTACTGGTTCGCGCTCGATCAGCAATGCAATACAGGTCTGGCCTGCACCGCGCCCAACCTGAACCAACCCGCTGCCTACGCTTACGGTCTGGCGCATGACATCTTCACCGGAGCCTCGATCGCGCAAAACTGCTCGCAGGATGCCTCGAAGAACTGGACCATGCAGCTGACCCGCACCGGCGGCTACACCGCGCTGATCGTTTTCAACGAGAACCTGAGCTCTCCCGGCACCTATCCGATTTTGGCTGGACAGTATTCACGTTATCGCGACATCACCGGAGCCATTCATCCGATTGCCGCGAATGCGACCAGCGTTCCTACGAACTACGATCCCATCATCTTAGAGAATCAGGCGCCGCCGCTGGCGCTTACGACCACTGCCTTACCCCCTGGAATTGCCGGACAGCCTTTCCTTGCGACCTTGCTGGCAAATTGTCCGAATGTGCCTTGCAGCTTCGCTGAACGCAGCTTGCCCTCAGTGCTTGCGGCGAACAACCTGGCCCTGAATAGCTCAACCGGCGCGATTACGGGCACGCCCAGCGCAGCCTTCAGCGGAACCCTCAACCTGACCGTGATCGACGCGCTGGGACAAAGCAACAATGCCCTGCTGCCGCTCTCAATCACAGCGCCATCGACCTTGAGTGTCACCAACGGCCCTTGTCCGGCTTCGGGGTTTGTGGGGCAGACCTACAATTGCACCCTAACCGCAACCGGCGGAGTGACACCCTATACCTGGAGTCTTTCGAGCGGATCAAATCCCGGCGGGACCGCGCTTTCAACCGTCACCAATGTGGGCACGGTCATGGGCATACTGACCACGGCGGCAACTTATACCCCGGTGTACGAAGTTACCGACTCTTCGACGCCGCCGCTGACCGCACTTGCTCCCACCACCGGCACTTACAGCATCGTGATTTCCACGGCACCCACCAGCCAGGAAAATATTTACTGCTCCGCCGGCGATACAGCGAGTTTCGGGACGAGCGACGGGCCGGCCACGCTTCCCCAGTCCTGCATTTACACTGCCCGCTCGGGATCGCCGCAGAATCCCTCCGGCCATGTCTGGACGCCGGCGAATGCCGCAACCCTTACGTCGAATCTGACGAGTGCAGGCTGCGGAGATACCATTCTGCTGACGCCGGGCACCAGCTACGCGGGAAACTTCACTGTACCTGCCATCACCTGCAGCGGAACGCAATACTGGCTGCTGATTAAAGCCGCCGGCTGGGAGACCACGGGACCACCCGAGGGCACGCGCGTTTCGCCTTGCTATGCCGGGACCAGTTCCATGCCCGGACGCCCGCCCTTTGGCTGCACCTCGACCGCCTTCCGCATGGCGCAGATCACCACGGTGAGCGGAACTGGATCGCCCTTGACCCTTGCCGCCGGCGCGAATCACATTCGCTTCGAGGGTATAGAAGTCACCCGCGTGACCGGGGGAACCTCGACCGTAGGGACACTCGTGACGCGGAGCT